CCATGATATACGCAAATAAAAACTTCTGTCCAAAAATAATCCTTATCATTAATCGTCAGGCCAAAAGAAATCCACCGTTACCGGTAGATCAACCTCCTCGCTATGTCCACATAAGGGACACGTATAATCCTGCTTCATTATAACATCAGGTTCTATGCTATCAAAATACTTTCTAAATGCGCGCGAATCTCTTACATTCATAGTGTTAATATATTGACCAATATAAGATTTGTCCTCATTATCGTCAACAGAAACAATTTGATGTTGCATTCTTGTGGTTATATTACGATCTAATGGAGAGTTAGTCATTTTCTTAACTTTTTCTTGTTCATCAGAAATAGTTTTTTCTTCTTTACTAGTAAGAAGTTTAAAATGAATAACTCTACCCGATGGTACTATAAACTCAAATCTATTTAGACCTACAGCCACTGGATTAGTGTCTAGCATATTCATGTTAAGAGAACTTAAATTAAATTCAGCCTTTACATCTTCACTACAACCAGGGCAGCTAATCTCAATATTGTACTCTGGCCCATAACCAGTAATTCTTAGAAAAGTCATAATAGCATTTTTATCGCCCGAAACCAAATCTTCAGACTTAACACTTTTATTAACAATAACATTATCTAACAAAGTATCAATTGCTTTACCGCTGCGTAACAAAGCTCTTGAAGTCAAAATATCTTCATCAGCGGCAGTTAAATGACGTACTTCTAATTCTTCAGTATTATGGAGGGGCGAATCAGGTGGGTAAATCATACCCTTGGAGGGTAACATCACAAAATCTCTAGGTACAGAAAAACCCGACATTTGATCAAACTCAGAAGCCCGTTGCGCACCAATTTGTTTTGCGTGCGCTTCGGGGTTCCGAGCAATCTCTTGCGGGTTTATATCTGTCCTAATTTCTTCAGCTACTGGGTTTTCATCTTCAAACTCAATAGATGTAGCTTTGTTTTCACTCATATTTTAAAACTCCTTCTTGTAAATATTAATTACAAGAAATTTTAATAAACAAATTCTATTAATTAAACTACAGCTACTATTAATATCTCAAAATACATTCGTCAGGACGAACCGTAATACTAATTTCAACAGGCTCACCGCTTGCATAATCTAATGAGCCAAAATCGGCATCAGTAATGTAAGCGCCTTTGATATCCCACTGTTCAACTGTAACGCCAACAGGATCCATAAGCTTTAAAGAAAAATCTTTCTTATAAAAAGCCGCATAACCATCACGACCAGAAATTGTTTCGTGAGCTAACCGCGCCCATTCCATAACCTTCTGAGAAGCGGAGGGTGCGATAGGATCATGTAGTGTCATTGCCACTGTACCCCATTCAAACTTACCAGCCAAATATCTTTTGCTGTTAATATAATCAACAACAACAGATTCTTGGGTAAAAGTCGGTCGAGCAAAAGTTTTAGCAACAAACTGTGGAATAACATCTTCTTGAAATTCAAAGAACCATCTATTTTGTCTTTTCGGTTCAAATGTATCCGCGAGCATCTGATTAACGGATCTAACTTCAGCCATTCTTTATCTCCAAAATATATAAAAATATTTTATGTTCTAAAATAAATATAGGTGTGGAGGAAATTTTGCTTCCCCCACACACTATTATTATTTATTATTCACCAAAAGAAGCACCTTGTGGTGTTAATGTAAAGTCAAAGATAACAATTTCAGCAACCGATGTCGGCTTGAGGAAAATCTTACCCTTGATGACATTTCTATCAACAATATCAGCACCTTCAGAAATACTAGCTCTAAACTCATTAATACCATTGGCTGATTGTACCGAACCCAAATAGTTATTAACCATGTTTAGTAGCGCACTTCTTGTAGCCGCATTGTTCTGCTCAAAGACAAAGTTACGAGACATTCTAGAAATAGTCTTTCTGACCGTTAACATCATTCTACGAACATTCACTCTATCCAATACCGATTGCTTCTTCTGCAACGTCTTCTGACCAAAGATAACAATACCTTGGCCTGGGAAAGTAGCAATAGGATTAACACCTGGAGTGTTGTTATAAAGACTATCACGCTGAGACTGTGTTAATCTTCTTCTAACTTCCAATACTCTTTCCAAACCACCACGATTAAAACCAGCGGGAGCAAACCAAGGCTGACCCACTCTATCGTTAAATGCGTAAGCACCTATCACTTCAACAGAAGGCGGCACCCAAACAAGGCGATTATTTTCAGAGTCATTAATTCTAATCCAAGGATAATAAGTTGCTGCATAATTTGTATCATACTTATTACCTTCAGCCTGAGCTTGCGCTACCGTTAAGGCCAAACCAGAACCAGTAGCGGTAGAATTAGCAATATCAAGCAATAAGAAGGCATCAGCTCTACTCTCAATCATATCAACAAAGTTATTAAGAGGAGCGCCATTAGCGGACGAAGTAACGCCAGGAACGGCTAATAAGTTAAACTCAACTTCTTCGGGATTAGCCAATGTTTTTCTAGCTATATCAAAATCACCCGATACCGAACCATCATTCAAGTCAGTAAGTAAATTGGAACGAGGGTCATAACCATCCCAACCACCAAAGACAGGGGCAACAAACTTCAATGCATCATTGTTATCAAGACCTGTACAGCGCCTTGTAGTAGATCCAACAAAGTTACCAGAGTTAGAACTAACCATATTAACAACTGTAAAATCTGCCGGTGTATTCGGCGTATCATCTTGTACATTATCCCCAACTAACCCAAGCTCACCAGTAGTTGAAATAAACAACAACCCAGGATCAGCAGACGTACTACCCGAAGCAGACGTAATCGTCTTCTTCAGTCTGTCGCCAACGCCAGGAGATGCAAAATTAATACCCATCGCCTTAGTGTTATCAACCGCACCATCTTTTAGTTGATTGGTAACTGTAGGTAATGAAGCAACCGTAGCAGTTAGTCCTTGTGTATTAGAGGCACCAGGACCAGCAGCGGGACCAGAAGCAGGACCACCTGTTTGTGCCAGAATTGCACCGACGCCTCTGAAGCCACCAGGTCGAGAATCATCTGGATAACCACCAGTATTCATTTCAACCCTTACTAACTTAGATACGTTCGGAAAATCGCCGTTAAATAATAGTTCAGGCGGATCTTGTGTCAAATCATAAGAAACAAAACGATCGCCAATTACACGGCCAACATAATTCGGAGAGTTAATGTTAAGATTAACATTTTCATAAGATTCCAAAATCTGAGGGCTTCTATCGGTGTCTTCAGCATTACGAATACTAATTGTAAACTCAGGAAATGCAGATACTGAAGTCGCTACTGTAGAAATTTGTACTTTGATAGAGTTATTTTCAATCTGCCCATGAGAACGAGTATGAAACTTAAATAAGTTCTGAACTGCTCCTCCAGCATTTTGAGTTACGAACCAAGGAGTTGTTGCGGCGGCGAATCCACCAGTAACATCATCAAACGCATCGCCATTTGCAGTAATAGAAACATGATCTTGTGTAATGCCAGCCGCGGCTGAACCACCGCTAACAGTACCAGCAACATTACTATAATCATAATCAAATACAGCGTCCACATAAAGATCGGTAAGTTTTTCACCGGTATGGGAATTTTGAGGATCAGTACCCATAACTTTCTTAACGTAATTACCACTAGCTTCATTCATTGATAAACCAGTAACAATTGTGCCGCCAGCCGATAATGAAAAGTTACTAGGAGTACCGCTAAGAAGAATATCGCCATCACCAGACGTTCTCTTTCTAACTGTACCTAAAACAGTACACCCACCCGATACAGCCGAAATCGAATACCCCGACAGTTTGGGAAAGGAAAGAAAACCAATTGTGCCAGCAGCGACCGAACCTCTACCTAAAACACGGGTCACATTAAGTGTAGATCCGTTTTTTAAATAAGATTGAGCAGCGTAAGGCATATAAAATTCAGGATTTAATCCACCAAAACGATCTCTGAACTGACCAAAGGAATTAACTGTAGTGGGTAGAAAGGCTGGGCCCTTCTTTGCAAACCCAACTAGAGCAGCTCCAATCGCAGCAGCACCGGGCGGTGGACTAAAAGTATCATCCATTTCCTGTGTATACACACCAGGGGATACAAATACTTCAGCCATTTATTTTCTCCATAAGTTAAATGAGAGTATTTACAATTTATTTATTTA